AAGTATGGTGGGAAGTATGGCGAGATGGTTCTCGCCTATGACTCTAAACAATATTGGAGAAAGACTTACTTCCCATACTACAAACAAAACAGAAAAAAAGACCGAGCAAAATCTGGTCATGATTGGTCAGCAATTTTTGATCTACTTAATAAAATTAGAGACGAGATCAAAACACATTTTCCGTACAAAGTAGTAGAAGTTCTTGGCGCAGAGGCAGATGATGTCATCTCTACCCTGTGTAAAAACAAAGGTCCAAAAGAACTTATACTAATTCTATCTGGCGACAAAGATTTCATTCAACTACAAAAATATCCTGGAGTTCATCAGTTCAATCCTGTAACTAAGAAGTTTATTGCTTATGATAATCCCCATGCTTTTATAAAGGAGCATGTCATTAAGGGAGACAAGTCAGACGGAATTCCTAACTTCCTATCACCTGATGATTGTTTTGTTAATGGAATAAGACAGAAACCTATTAGTCAGAAAAACTTATCAATATGGATCGAGCAAGACCCGACAAAGTTTTGTATTAACGATGCTCAGTTAGCAAACTTCCATCGCAATCGTAAGTTGATTGACTTTGATTATGTTCCTGATGAAATTGAGTCCCAAATTTTAGATGAATTTAACTCCATAAATATTACAGGGAAACAAGTACCACTGGAGTATTTCCAGAAGCATCAATTGAATGACTTGATGCAGGATTATTTCTTTCGCACTACAACAAGCTTTAAAAAATGAAACTATTAGTATCTGAAGTGCTCCAAAAAGTGAGCAACGCGAAAACCAAACCACAAAAAATCAAGATCCTTCGCGACTATAATACTCCTGCCTTGCGATCTATTTTAGTAGCTAACTATGACGAGAGTATTATTTCTATGATTCCCGAAGGTGATGTTCCATACGTTCCTAACGATGCACCCAAAGGAACTGATCATAGTGTTCTAGAAAAAGAGTTTCGCCGTTTGTATTTGTTCTTTAAGGGTGGTAACTCTTCTTTGAAACAATCACAACGCGAAAACCTTTTCATTCAACTACTAGAAGGTTTGTGTGAAGAGGAAGCACAAGTGCTATGTCTCGTCAAAGATAAGAAACTACAGAAGAAGTATAAGATTACTCGCGCTTGCGTAGAAGAAGCGTTCCCCCAAATTAAATGGGGAGGTCGTTCCTGATGGGTAAAGGTTGTAAGATTCTTCATCAAGATTGTGACCCAACCTTAGGTCAAGATAGATCTCTTCCCTATAATAGTTTCTTGATTGAATATGTTGTAGCAGATCTTACGAAGTTTGATATTGCTTCTGGTGCTGGTCAAGTAGATATTTTTGATGACTATTGGGATAAATACCATAGTGATTTAATCAACATGACTCCCACCGAGGGTCGTGTCAATCCTAAAAACTGGAATCCGCCTAGCAAGTCATGAGTATTACGGGTCAGCATAGTAGCACAACAAATACTTTTTGTATTCAGTATTGGAAACAAGGCGACTCTGCTAATCCAAAAGTAATGCGTCGTATAAATTCTGATGGCATGGTAGTGTCTGCAAAAACATATGACGAAGTATTCTTTTATTCAAACTTGCAGAAAGCATTTCCCGATGCAAAATGGTTGCAAGAAAATGGTTTTGATATTAAGATCAGAAAATGTAATCTAGCAAGAAATAATAAGTTCTGGTTGATTTGATGGGCGATCATTTTTTATTAAACTTATTTGGGTGTGACGAACAAAAATTAGATGACGAAACATTCATTAGAGAGACTCTTGACAACGCAGCATATTGTGCTAAGATGTCTGTGTTGAACGTTGCGTCACATAAATTCTATCCACAAGGAGTGACTTGTGTGCTTCTCCTTGCCGAGAGTCACATTAGCATTCATACATGGCCAGAAGAAGGCACTGCAGCATGTGATGTATACACCTGTGGCAATCCTAGTGATGCACGTTTGGCATGTGATGTGATTAGATATCAATTGTCTGCCCTGGAGCATGACATGCAGCATCTTAAAAGATAATAAAGTGTATCAAATAATACACTTTACATATTCTATATAATATGGTATAATTACCACACGTTCATCCCCCGTAAGGAGGACGCAAGTAAGTCGCGGAACGGAGCCGTTCATCCCATGCTAGAACTATTATTCTATACAACACTCTCATGTACTCAAACTGATGCTATCATGCTGAAGATTGAGAACAATGCGAATCTATCTTCTGTCTTGAAGGTAGAGTTGATTGAGACCCTTAAGGACTCAGCACCAGAATGCCAGTGGTATTGGGACGCACACGACTGAAGGAACGGGGATTAAAAACCCTAACTTCAGGAGACTGACAATGAACACACTAAACATGATCAGAAAGCAGATCAAAAAAGTATCTGCTTTGCACGACGCACAGATTACACACACTTCATATCGTGGTGTTGAGTATACTACACGTTGTGTTGAATCAAAGGAAACCCATGGCACATTCTGCTATCGTGGGAAGACCTACAGCAAGTGATAACTTACAAGTAATTGAGAAGGGTTGACACCCTTCTTTTTTTATGGTAACATAGGTGCATGGTAAAAACTCCTATGGAAAAAAGTAAACTTAAATTAATTGTTCATAATCTAGAGTTACTAATAGAGTCATTAAAAACTGAGGTTTATTCTGATACTAGTTCATATCTACATGAAGATGTAGAAGGAAGATATAAATACGGTGAACAATATGACGATGATGGAGACCCTGACTAATGTATGAGGAACTAAACTCATTTGAAGAAGCACTTAAACACTTTGGTACAAGAGTTGAATACACCATTGCCATGGAAATGTCAAGACGTATCACTCCTGAAGATGCTTATCAAATGATCAAGGATGAACTCAAAGAAGTTAAAAAGTGTCGTAAACTATTCCACAAGGAGCAAGCATAATGTCATCACCACGCCAGAAAGATCCATCCGATCCACTCTATGATCCTAATGATAAATGGAATGAATACAAGGTAGACTTTCATGCTAATGAAGAACACTCACCTGATGAGTGGGATCCAAAGACAGAAGGTAAGATTGCTGACCCACAGAACAGACATCAAGATAAAGTTCTAGATAAATTCTGTGATGACCACCCTGGTTCACCTATGTGTAAAGTATTTGATGAATAATAATATGAATGTTAAACTAGTATCTGTCACTCCTGATGCTGAGAAAATGATTGCTTACATTGCTAGAGTAAGTAATCCAAGCAATCAAAACAATGAAAAGTATGCAGGTCTACTGAAGTATTGTATCAAGCATGGTCACTGGTCTGTGTTTGAGCAAGCACACATGACTCTTGAAATAAATACTAGCCGTGGAATTGCAGCTCAAATCTTACGTCATAGAAGTTTCACATTCCAAGAATTTTCTCAACGCTATGCAGATACGAATCTCCTTAGTGAAGAGATACCTGTCCCAGATCTTCGATCTCAAGATCATAAGAATAGACAGAACTCAGTGGATGATATCAGCCCCGAAAAGAAACTTGCATTACAAGGGACGATTGCAAGACATTTTGCCGAGAGCATTGATCTCTATAATGAGCTTCTGCGTCAAGGGGTTGCTAAAGAATGTGCTCGTTTCGTGCTTCCTCTTGCTGTTGGTACTCGTATTTTTATGACGGGAAATCTGCGTTCATGGATGCATTATATAGATCTAAGATCTTCTAACGGCACACAAAAAGAACACATGGATATTGCAAACGAATGCAAGCAAATTTTTATTGAACAATTTCCTATCGTATCCGAAGCAATGGAGTGGAACTAATGCCTACATACCCTGTCATAAATAAATCTACTGGAGAAACACAGACACTCCACATGACCATGAAAGAATATTGTTCTTGGAAGGATGAGAATCCTGAATGGGATAAAGATTGGTCGCAAGGTTGTGCTGGTGTCGGAGAAGTCGGAGACTGGCGTAACAAAATGAACAAGACTCATCCTGGATGGAGTGAACACATGAATAAGATGGCAAAAATGCCTGGATCACAGGTGGAGTGGTAACCTATGCCTAGATCAAGAAAGAAGACACAACCAGACATCAATGGTATGTCATCTAAACAGATGAAGAGAAAGAAACCAATTAGTTCCGATTATCTTCTCAACATTGAACCACTGACAGACAATCAACGCTTGATGTTTGAGCAGTATGATGCAGGAAAAAATCTGTATACGTATGGTTGTGCTGGCACAGGTAAAACTTTCGTTGCTTTGTATCTAGCACTACGTGATGTTCTCAGTGAGTATACACCTTATGAAAAAGTATACATCGTTCGTTCTTTAGTTGCTACTAGAGAGATTGGTTTCCTACCTGGAACCCATGAAGATAAAGCATCTCTATATCAGATTCCATATAAAAATATGGTACAGAGAATGTTTGAGATGCCAGATGATGCTTCTTTCGAGATGCTGTATGAGAACTTGAAGGCACAAGAAACTGTATCGTTCTGGTCTACATCATTCCTTCGTGGTACTACACTAGACAACTCTATTGTTATCATTGATGAGTGTCAGAACCTGAACTTCCACGAACTTGATTCAATCATGACACGTTGTGGTCAAGACACAAAGATCATGTTCTGTGGTGATGCTAATCAATCTGACCTACAGAAAAACAATGAGCGTAGTGGAGTCATTGACTTCCAAAAAATTATTGCTAATATGCCAGATGATTTTGTTCTTATTGAACATGGTATCGAAGACATTGTTCGTTCGGGTCTTGTCAAAAACTATCTAATTGCTAAACTAAACTTGGGATTTTAATGCGTAATCGAATGATGGGTTCTTCCCACACTTTTAATCATGTTGGGTTAGATCCCGTTGAGATGAATGCCGAAATGATTGATGGGAAAAGATACTACCTCACTCCTAGTGGAAATCAGTATCCATCTATCACGACAGTGATTGGAAACAATGCTAAGAAGCAAGCAGGTCTTGCTAAGTGGCGTAAGAGAGTTGGTCAAGAAGCAGCACAAGCAAAGTCTAGTCGTGCTTCAGGTAGAGGCACTCGTTATCACAAACTAGTAGAAGACTACATTAACAATGAGTTGGACACTACAAAGTATAAAGACATGCCTCTTCCTTGGTTAATGTTCCACGCCAGCAAGGATATTTTAGGTAAGATAAATAAAGTATACCTACAAGAAGCAGCGTTATATTCTGATTTCCTTAAAGTTGCTGGTCGTGTTGACTGCATCGCAGAATACGACGGAGAACTCGCCATTATTGATTTCAAAACTTCTGCTGAACCAAAAAAAGAAGCGTGGTTGTATGATTATTATGTGCAAGAGACTGCCTATGCATGTTGTTTGCAAGAGTTGTACGGCATTACAGTTAAGAAACTAGTGACGATTGTTGCTTGTGAGAATAGTGATGTTCAAGTTTCAGTAGTTACTCCCAAAAAAGAATACTTCTTAAGACTTCAAGAGTACATCACCGAATACCAACAAAAGCATGGCAAAGAATTTAGAGGATAATTTTATGACCGCTGCGAGATTCTCGCAGGATGTGGAAAAACTAGTGTTAAATAATTCTGACATGAATTATATTGATGCAGTTATACATTACTGCGAAATGAATGAAATTGAAATTGAATCATGTTCAAAACTTATAAGCAAACCACTTAAGGAAAAACTTAAGTTCGATGCTCAGAAGTTAAACTTTATGAAGAAAACAAGTAGAGCTAAACTAATGCTAGTATGAGTAATTTTTTCCAATCAGAAATGGTTCGTGGGGACCTGCAAGAAATGGCGCAACTACAAGAATTTTGTATGCGTTCCATGATGACATTTCCTGTGCTGTCTACACAAAAACAACTAGACTATTTTAATGTTCTTGGTGATCTAATCGAGAAACAAAAGATCTTCTACACCAGACTCATCCTTTCCGATGATGAAGAGGCAAGGGACATGGTAGAATCAATGAAAGATTCTGTCGTTCTCCTTGGCGGAGATCCATCCGACGACATCATGGAGATGTTTGACGGACTCATTCTGAAGGTTGATAAACTTAAAGAAGAAGCAGAAAAGAGATTGGCACAAGGGGGTTGACGCTCCTCACCAGCTCTGTTATAATATCTTTGTTGGGCAGCACAGTACTTAGCGTAAGACCCAACGTAAACCAAATCTAACAAATCTAACATGTCATTCGCAGATCTAAAGCGCAAGTCGCAGTCCAATTTTGATTTCCTCCAGAAGGAACTCACTAAGTCCTCTAATGAAGGAGGTGCTGATGAGCGCATCTGGAAAGCAAAACTTGACCCTTCAGGCAATGGTTATGCTGTTCTTCGCTTCCTCCCTGCTCCCGATGGAGAGTCTCTCCCATGGGCAAAAGTTTGGAGTCATGCTTTCCAAGGTCCTGGTGGTTGGTTGATTGATAACTGCCCCACAACTAAAGGTGAGCAGTGTCCTGTCTGCGCTGCCAATAATAAACTCTGGAACAGCGGAGTTGAAAGTGATAAAGAGATCGCACGTAACCGCAAGCGCAAACTCTCTTACTACAGCAACGTTTATGTTGTTACTGATAAGGCAAACCCTGACAACGAAGGTAAAGTATTCCTTTACAAGTATGGTAAGAAGATCCACGACAAGATCCTTGCTGCCATGCAACCTGAGTTCCAAGATGAGACACCAGTAAATGTCTTTGATCTTTGGGAAGGTGCTAACTTCAAACTGAAGATCAAAACTGTAGCAGGTTACTGGAACTATGATTCCAGTGAATTTGCATCTCCTGCTGCATTGAGTGCAGATGAAGATGAGATGGAATCAATCTGGAAGCAAGCATACTCTCTAGAATCATACACTACTGATGATCAGTTCAAGTCCTACGAGGCACTTGACAACCGCATGGGTATGGTCTTGGGTCAAATCAGTTCACGTCCTGTGATCGAAGAAGAAGAGTACACTCCTGCTCCTGTAATGGATGCTTTCACTGAGTCTACTCCTGCTGTAGACTTTAATGCACCAGACATCACTGCAACCAGCACTGTAACTAGTTCATCACCTTTCTTGGCAAAGTCTGATTCGTCTGATGACGATGATGCTCTGTCATACTTCGCTAAACTTGCTTCAGAAGATTGATTAAGTATCTCTGGAAAGGTCTGACTCATCCAGTCACAATGATAAACCTTACGTTTGTTGGGATGCTGTTGGTGATTCAGATCGTTCACACTAAAGCACATCTTACTTTAGAATCAGACGTTCATGGTCATGCTTACAGAGTATTAAAAAAGAATCCACAACTAGCAACATCTGCTTGCTACAAAATGGGGTTTTCAAAATGATGAATGGGGGAAATTTTTTCCCCCATTTTTTTGTCTAAAAAAGTCGATCAAACTCCAGTCTTTTTAAGTCTGCTGCTAATAGTATCAGTAGAGTCGTTATACTTATTTGCTTTACGAAAACTAGTAATAAAATCTTCAACGTATCTTGGTTTCAATATTGAGATAGTTTTTTTACTTTCGTTTACCTCTTCTTCATACTCATATATTGTCACAGAGGTTGATAATACATTACCTGATCTAGTGATCACACTT